CTGATTGACAATGGTGCGGTATACCGCCTTCTGCATCCGTTCAAAATTAGAATTTTGGAAAGGAGAATCGAAGTGAAAAATATAGACCGAATACGAAGTATGAATGAAAGCGAATTGGCTGAACTTCTGCACGAAACGCCATTTGACTGCGCAAATAGATGCCCAGATTTTGATTGTGGATGCCTCAGGACGTGTACACATGGTGCAGGAATAGATATCATCCGGGAGTGGCTCGAAACAGAAATTGCCACTTGAGAATTAACATTTTCCAAAATGGAAACAGTTGAGGGGAATTTAGGTTTTCAGAAGGAGTTATAGGATGCGAAAAAGTAAGTGTCTAAAAACGCATTACCCAGAATCCATTTGCATGGCAGAAAGAATTGTATTATTTAACGGAACCAGATTTCGTATTGCCTTGAGCGGTCATGAATTTTACTGTGATAAGTGCAAGAAGGTTCGGCGTTTGTGGTTCATTAATAGATAATTAGCATTTGATGGAGGAAAATGATGGAGTTGCCTAAAGAAGAATATATCAAAGTCGAGAAAGACGGACAAATTTATACCTGTTGTACGATGCGGCAGAAAGCGCTGCATACCATTGGACTCAATTCTTCCTACCCTAGAATAAAAAAGAGATTATATACCAGAAACGGGAAACGGTATTATAAACCGTACCGGAATTATTTTTATGGGAATGATTCCGATTTGAACAAACTGGTTGAAGCTGGATACATGGAATCTTATCAAGAAACATTCAATGGCAGAAAAGAAAAGACATACTGGTTTAATCGCACTGGTCTTGACTGGCTCGGAGAGCAACTTGATATATATATCTATGATGAGGATTTTTAAACTGAAATTTAGAATATTTTGGCTTATATGGATAGGGCTGAAACTCAAAGGGAGTAACTGTTACCTACGCAGGATTGTGGTTCGAATCCACGGCAGCCCATTAAAGAAAAACTGGAAAGGGGATGATAGAAATGGGACAAGGAGTTAAGAATACAAAGAAACCGGGCGGTACATCAACCGACCAAAGTTATCCGTACCGCCCTTACGCTTAAGGACAGTATACCATAAACTGCTTCCTTAAGCAAGTGCAAAGGAGGAAGCTGTATGAGTAACACAAATAGCCAGAGCGTGAAGGCTCAAATAATTGATAATGTATTGGTAGCAATGACATATTATCTGTCCAGTGATGTTCTGGAGATGTTGGAACGTGTCCTCACCAGGAATCTGGTGGATGTGGTGGTTGAAAGAATCAACACATTGCCCATGGAGATGAAGGATAGCATAGACAACCAGAACGGATACATATTGCAACTGTTTCTATATAAGAAGAAAAAACTGGCAGACGGTACTAAGTATGGGTACATAAGTGCAGTCAAGAGGTTGGTCACATTAGTGTACAAGCCTCTGACAAACATGGAAGAATCGGATATATATTACTATCTAGACTGGTATGAGAACAGGAATGTACCCCTGAACGGAAGGAAAAACCAGGCCCGGACCATCAACAACGAGCGCCGTTTCCTGTCAGCCTTTTTCACCTGGATGCGAAAGGAAAAACTGATTGGAAGCAATCCGGTGGAGGCAATCGAGCCGCTGAAGGTAGCGAAGAAACCGATTGATTATTTCACGCCGGAGGAGATGGCAAGCCTTAAGGATGGATGTGAGACCCTGCGGGAGCGGGCTGTCATAGAAGTATTAAGGAGCACCGGGGCCAGGGTTGGGGAAGTGGTGGGTATCACCATCGACCTGATTGATTGGGAGACCGGGGATGTCATGATTCTGGGAGAGAAGGGAAACAGATACCGCACCCTGTACCTGGATCCGGATGCAATCCATCATTTTAGGAAGTACTTAAACAGCAGGACAGACAATAACCCAGCCATATTTGTCAGTTCCAGACAGCCGTATCAGGCATTATCCACCTGTGCAATCCGTGGGATTGTAAAGGATGTGGCGCAGCGTGCCGGGATTACCAGCCGCGCTTACCCGCATAAGATGCGCAAGACCCTGGGCATGGAACTGAAGAATAAGGGCGTGGATATCGGAACCATACAGGAGATCATGGGACATGCAGACAGCAAGGTCACTTCCTTATATTATGCGCAGTCTACCCCGGATACCCTGAGGGTAGTCCGTAACAAAGCGGCATAGTATATAAAATAATAGACAGTTAACAGAAAATTATACGAATTAACAGAAAATAATAGAAAAATACCAAGCAAAAACCAGCGGGGAGAGGCCCCGCATCCAACTCGATAACTTTATTAAGATAAGACCTTCCCCCTGCCTACCAGGGGGATAACCATATGAGGAGTAATACGATGGCATGTATAGAGAGCGTATGCTATGCAGGCAGGACGAAGCACATCCGGGCATACTATTCAGCAAAGTACAATGATGGGAAACTGGCACAGAGGGAGAAGAGAGAAAAGAAGGAGAAGCCCACCAGTGAGAAACAGGCGGAGATTAACCGGAGGAACTCCCTTCGGACCCTGACGCGGACCATGGATGCAAATTTTTCAGGGAACGATCTGTATGTGACATACAGCTTTGAAAAGGGCAGGCGCCCGGGGAGCCCGGAGAAGTTCCGGGCATGCATCAGACAGTTTTTAAAGCAGCTGCGAAAACTCTATAAACAGGCCGGAGTGATCCTGAAATACATCTGGGTGGCAGAGCGGGGAGAGCGGGGAGCCGAGCATATACATATGGTCCAGTCAGGAAGGATTGATATCAGCAGATTAAAGATTGCATGGCCCCATGGCTGGATTAATGCAGTGCCCATGGATGAGAGCGGGAGTTACCACAGGCTGGCTGCCTATTTTATTAAGTATTCAGACAAAACCATGCGGACCGAAGGGAGATTCCAGGGAAAGCGTTACAATCCATCCCGCAACCTGATCCACCCGGAGCCGGAAAAGGCCAGGGTAAGGAAACGTGGCCGGATTGACCCAGGCGCGATCCGGGTGCCGGATGGATACTATCTGGATAAGGAGACCGTACAGTCAGGAGTACAGGAAAATGGTTACGAGTTTTTGGAATACACCCTAGTCCTGCTGCCAGGATACCACATACCGGCCCACGACCGGGCGAACGCCAGACAAAACAGGCAGAGCAGACAAAGAAGGAAAAAGCGGTCCAGATAGGGGACGCCCCTTATTGTGCGCATCAGGGAGGTGAAGAGATGCCAAACACGAGGGCGACATACTGCCCATATTACATAACACGCAGCACAGCGGATAAACGGATGGCGACCATCACATGTGCCAATATAGAAAATCATCTGGGCTTTGATATCAAGAACCAGATTGTTTTTGATGCGCACACAGAGAAGGAAAACTATGTCGGTATATTTTGTGCTGACATGTTTGATACATGCCCGTACTACCGGGCAATCTATGGATATGACAAGAAGAAAGGAGAACCAGACAATGAAAAAGACCAGCCTTGCCCAAAAGGTAAAAACAGCGGAACGCAGGGAACGGGATGCCAAAAGGAGGATGTATGAGAAAGACAAGGAGATGCGCCGGTCCAATGCGATTGCAGACGGAGCCATGTTGTGGGTGGCAGCCCTGGCGTCCAAATTGGGTCCAGTTGTACATATAACGGCAGAGGAATTTAAACAGGCCAAAGGCCTGACATACTTAGCTAAAAAGAATGAAGACGGATCCATGGACATGAGGCAGGAAGGATATGAGGAGGAAGGAGCCATGGACTGGGAATGATGCTGTCCATGGACCGGACAGACCGGACACCCAATGCGCACGCATGCCCGCGCCCGCGCGCGCGATAAGGAAGAGGAGCACCCGAAGAGGGTGCTTTTGCGCACCTCAAAACCAGACAAAACCGGACAGGAACCTAGGGTGGGAGACACAATTTCTGGACTATGCTAAAATATACCGCAACAAAGAAAGGAGGCGGGCTGTGGCAAGGCAGAAGTGGCAGGAATGGGCAGAAAACGAAGACAGGCTGTCCATATTGGCGGCATGGGCAAGGGCAGGGAAGACGGATGAGGAAATCGCCAAGCTGATCGGGATTAGCCGGTCTACCCTCAGTGAGTGGAAAAAGAAACATGAATCCATAGGAAAGGCCCTGAGCATCACTAAGGACTACGCGGACCGCCTGATAGAGGGAAGCCTGTATAAGATAGCCCATGGATATACAGTGACCAATAAAAAGCCGATTAAAACCCGGCATGTGACATACACAAACGGAGTAAAGACAGCAGAGGATGAGATCATTGAATATGCGGAAGAGACCGTCTATGTCCCGGGGGAAGCAAGACTGATCATGTTCTGGCTGGAAAACAGGATGCCTGAATGGCGCAAACGGTATGAGAAAGCAAGGGATCCTGAGAGTGATGAAGAGAACTCAGCCGGCACTGTTGTCATGAGTACAGACATAGCAGAAGACATCAAGCAACTCATGGAGGAAGAAAAAAATGCCAGAGAAGAGAAAGAGTGCAGGGAAGAACAAGACTGGAAAGAAAACAGATAAGGCAGAAGCAAGGGAATTTATGAGGGCCCACAACGTCATATGGGCGCCATCTAAGAGGCAGCTGGCCATGATGGCACGGCCGGAGTTTGAAGCCCTGTATGGAGGGGCAGCCGGAGGTGGGAAATCAGATTACCTGCTGGTGGAAGCACTGCGGCAGGTGCGTATACGCGAATATCGGGCAATCATATTCAGAAAAACGTACCCGGAACTGGAAGATCTGATCAGCAGATCCATGGAGTTGTACAGGGCGGCGTTCCCCAAAGCCCGCTATAACTCAAGCCGCCACGCATGGACATTTCCTAGTGGGGCGATGATCTATTTCGGATCCATGCAGCACCCCAAGGACCGCTTAAAGTATCAGGGCCGCCATTTTGACTTTGTAGGCTTTGACGAGCTGACCCACTTCAGTTGGGACGAATACAATTACCTATTCTCCCGCGTACGATCAAGTGCACCGGGGCTGCGCAGGTATATCCGGTCTACAGCCAATCCGGGAGGTCCGGGTCATGGATGGGTCAAGTCGAGATTTGTTTCACCGGCAGAGCCGGGTACAACCATTGTGGAGACAAAAGAGACCAAAGATCCCAAAGGGAATATCCTGCGTTTTACAAGGGATCGTATATTCATTCCGAGTAAGGTCTTCGATAATCCAGATCTGATACGTAACAACCCGGATTATGTCGCGTCCCTGGCAATGATGCCAGAAGCCCTAAGGAAGGCCCTGCTGGATGGAGATTGGGATTCATTTAACGGACAGGTATTCACCGAATGGAGGAACGACCCGGAAAATTATGATACAAGGCAGTGGACGCATGTAATCAGCCCATTCAGGATTCCGGATGGGTGGCTAATTGGACGCAGCTACGATTTTGGCTATGCAAAACCATTCTCTGTCGGCTGGTATGCCATTGACTATACCGGCTGCGTGTACCGGATCCGGGAGCTGTATGGCTGCGTAGACAAGGAACCGAACACAGGTATCAAAATCGACCCCACCGAACAGGCCAGGAGAATCAGAGAAATAGAGAACACGGATGAGAACCTGAAAGGAAGAAACATAGTAGGGATTGCAGACCCGTCCATATTCGATACCAGCCATGGGGATTCCATTGCGGATCTCATGGCCCGGGAGGGCGTATACTGGAGCCCGGGGGATAACCAGAGAATCGCGGGAAAGATGCAGTACCACTACCGGCTGGCATTCGACAAGGATGGCCTGCCCATGTTCTACGTATTCGATACATGCAAGGAGTTCATCCGCACGATCCCCCAGCTGGTCTATGACGAAAAGAAAGTGGAGGATATTGATACAACCCAGGAGGACCACATCTATGACGAGTGCCGGTACTTCCTCATGGAGCACATGATCGCCCGGCGGGAAAACACAAAGAAGCCGGTTCCAATGGATGACCCGCTGGATCTGTATAAAGACGAGAGGAAAAAGGCATATAAATTCATCAGGATATAGGAGGCAGACATGGACGAAGAGAACATGACCACAGAACAGGTAATAGAGATGCAGCAGGCAATGAGAGCGCAACAGAACCTCCCGATTGGAGAAAAACAGATTGGGGAAGCCATGGAGCGGCTGAGAAAGTATAAGTCGGGAAAAGCCGCATTGGATGAGCGTGTGGTAAACGCAGAGGAATGGTGGAAGAACAATCACTGGGAGAGGTTCGGGAGCGAATCCAGCAATGAGAACGACCCGGAGCCGGTAAGCGCATGGCTGTTTAATAGTATCATCAATAAACATGCAGACTTTATGGACAATTACCCATGCCCGGCCATCCTCCCCCGGGAAGAATCAGACGAGGAGCTGGCAAAGATCCTCACAGAAGTCGTACCGGTGATCCTGGAACAGAATAAGTATGACAGCACATACAATGAGTGCTCATGGGATAAACCCAAGACCGGGACCGCCATATATGGCGTGTTCTGGAACCCGGAAAAAGAAAATGGATTGGGCGATATAGACATACGCTGCCAGGATATCATGAACATCTACTGGGAACCAGGGATCAAAGACATACAGAGGTCAAGGGATATATTCACAACGGAACTGGTGGACGTAGAAGAACTGGAATATCTGTACCCACAGGTCAAAGGAAAGATCCAGAAGACTGGAGAGGTCGTCAAATCAGAATATATCTACGAAGAGAATATAGACACATCCCAAAAAGTCCAGGTGATTGACTGGTATTACAAAATAAAGACCCGCCTGGAAAACGGAGGCATAAAGACCATCCTGCATTACTGCAAGTTCATTCCGGGCGCGGTCCTGTACGCCTCGGAAAATGACCAAAAGACGGCCCAGACCGGCTGGTACGAACACGGAAAGTATCCCTTTGTGTTTGATGTGATGTTCCCGGAAAAAGGCTCTCCCGCAGGATTCGGCTACCTGGACGTGATGGCAAACCCTCAGGAGTACATAGACAAGCTGGATCAGATCATCCTGAAATGTTCCGTCCTGAACCGTCCCAGGTTCTTTGTCCAGGAGGGTGTGGGAATCAATGAACAGGAATTTGCCGACCTGAAAAGGGATCTGATCCACGTAAGCGGGAGCGCAGATACCACAAGGCTGCGGCAGATCGACCCGCCCCAGCTGTCAAACTATGTCATAGAAATGCGAAAAGCCAAAATCGAAGAATTGAAAGAAACCTCAGGAAACCGTGATTTCTCCCAGGGCTCTACAACTTCCGGGGTTACAGCCGCGTCCGCGATTGCTGCCCTCCAGGAGGCCGGGTCCAAGTTGAGCCGCGACATGATCAAGGGATCCTATATGGCCCATGCAGAGGTAGTCACTCTGACAATCGAGTTGATCCGGCAGTTTTATGACCTTCCCCGATGCTTTCGGATCACGCAACCAAACGGGAATGCTGGATATATACAGATGGATAATACTCAGCTGCAGCCCCAGCCCATGGACATGCAGGGGGAGGATATCTTCATGAGAAAGCCATATTTTGATATCAAGGTATCAGCCCAAAAAGCAAGCCCGTATAGCCGCATAGCAAACAACGAACTGGCCAAGGAACTGTTTGGCATGGGCCTGTTTAACCCCCAGCTGGCCGATCAGGCCCTGGCCGTTGCCCAGATGATGGACTTCGACCGCCGGGATGAAGTGATAAAGAAAATACAGGAGAACGGGACCATGTACCAGAAACTCCAGCAGATGACACAGCTGCTGATGCAGTTAGCAGCCATGGTAACGGATTTCTCAGGCAGACCGGATCTGCTAACCGCTGTACAGAGCCTGACAGGGGCCATGCCGGCAATGACAGATGTACAGGTGAATCCATCCCGGAATGTCAAGACAAACAGCCTGGGAGAAGCCACGGGCATGGATACAAGCACAGCCGGGAAAGCCCGTGACAGGGCGGCATCCGCTACGGAGGTGAGATGATGACAAAGATAAAGATCACAAATGTCCCGGGATATTGCCACATCAGGATTGAAGGACACGCAGGGTATGGATTTGCAAACCTGCTCCCGGAGGGGAACGATATCGTGTGTGCCGCCATATCCGTGCTGGGACAGACTGCGGCCCAGTGCATCATGGACATGTCTGATGCCGGCAAGGTAGGGATAAAAGAGATGACCATAAAGGATGCCCTGATTGATATAAAAGCAATCCCAAAACAGATCCATAAAAGCGAGCTGGATACCATGGTAAAGACCATAAAAACCGGATGCGAATTGCTCGAAAAGGCCCATCCTGCCTACATAAGCTTAGGGTGGGAGACATAATTTCTGGACAGTGGTAACATAGATACCATAAAAAAGACACGCGGGAGAGACCGTGCAGGACACGCAGGAAAGACTGTGCGAGACACGCGGGAGAGACCGTGCAGGACACGCAGGAGAGACTGTGCAGGACACCCGGGAAAGACCGGTGAAAGGAGAAAAAATGAAAAAGAAAATAAGAATCAACCTCAGACTGTTTGAAGGAGAAGGTGGCGGAGCCGCCGCAGGAAGCGCAGCGGGAAGTGCAGCAGGGGCAGAGGGAACAGCAGCACAGGCACAGCAGCCCGCAGGACCCACAGGGACAGAAAGCCAGAACCAGACAGACCCGGCAGCGGAAAAGTCCCCGGAAGAGCGGATGGAAGAATACAGACGCTTCAAGAAAGATTTTAAGGACCTGTATAGCCGGGATGTGGAGAACCACATCAACCACCGCTTCAAAGAGACCGAACAGCTGAGGAAACAGGTGGATGAATACGGTCCGCTGATGACCATGCTGTCCAGCAAATATGGATTGGAAAAACCAGACACCAAAACCCTGCTGGAGGCGATTGAAAAAGACAATTCCTTCTGGTCGGAAGCGGCCATGGAAGCCGGGATGTCGGTAGACCAGTTCAAGCAGATGAAGCATTTTGAGGCAGAACATAAACAACTGATTGAATCAGCCAGACGGGCCGAGCAGATCCGGCAGAGGGAACAGGTGTGGGAACGCTGGAACCAGGAAGCGGATGCATGCGCCCAGAAGTTCCCGGGTTTTGATATGGATGCCGAGTTAAACAACCAGAGCTTTGTAAGACTGCTGGGAGCCGGCCTTGATGTAGAAAGCGCATACAAGGCGGCGCACTTTGATGAACTGGCAAAGGGAATCGCAACACAAACAGAACAGAATACAAAGAAAAAAGTAACAGACAGTATCAAGGCTGGATCCGGCCGCCCGGTAGAAAACGGGATTGGATCAGGAGGGGCAAATAAAACCAGGACAAGCGCATGGGACCTGTCAAAGGAAGAATTTGCCCGTTACATGGAACGCGTCAGAAGCGGAGAAACGATCCAGTCCTTTGATTGACGGAAAGGAGAACCATGAAGAACGAATTATTAACACTGAATCTTAGATTATTTGACGGAGCCCCGGAAAACACCACAACAGCCACTGGAATGGCCGTTGAGATGAAAACATTTTATGACAGGACATTGATTGAGAATGCGGAACCGGAACTGGTGCATGACCAGTGGGCCCAGACCAGGGACATCCCCAAAAACGGCGGTAAGACCATTGAGTTTAGAAAATACGACCAGCTGCCCAAAGCCCTGACACCGCTGACCGAGGGTGTAACCCCGGAAGGGCAGGAAATGAAGGTGACCAAGCTGGAAGCAACCGTAAAGCAGTACGGCGGATTTGTTGCCCTGTCAGACCTTCTGATCCTCACCGCGATCGATAACAATATCGTGGAAGCCAGCGAACTGATTGGCTCCCAGGCTGGAAGGACGCTGGATACCATCTCCCGCGAGGTCATGAATGCCGGAACCAATGTGCAGTATGCAGAGGGCCAGGTGACATCCAGGGCGGAGATTACATCCGACATGAAGCTGACCGTGAAAGCGGTAAAAATGGCCGTGCGCTTCCTCAAGAAGCAGAACGCCAAACGCATCAACGGATACTTCTACGGCATTATCAACCCGGACTGCTCTTTTGATCTGACTGAAGATGAAAAGTTTGTGGAAGTAGTCAAATATAAAACACCGGAGAAGATATACAATGGGGAGATTGGAGCCATTGAGGGCGTACGCTTTGTTGAGACCACAGAAGCCAAGATCTTCACAGGAGCTGGCGCAAGCGGGATTGATGTATACTCCACTCTGATTCTTGCTGCCAATGCATATGCAACCACCAAGATTAAGGGAGGCGGCCTGGAGACGATCATCAAACAGCTGGGAAGTGCCGGTACGGCGGATCCGTTAGACCAGCGCGCAACCGTAGGATGGAAAGCCCTTAAAGTGACAGAGATCCTGTCCCAGCAGTATATGGTCCGTATTGAGAGTGCATCCACATTTAACGATAATAAAGCAAACTAAACAGGAGGTCATAACATGGCAGCGGAGAAAAAACAGGCAGCAGAAGAAATGGTCAGATTCAGAATCCCCACAGGGAGAAGTGACCTTGATAAGCAGGACGTGTTTGTGGCAGTCAACGGGAAATCCTATCTGATTAAACGCGGAGAGACAGTAGAACTGCCCAAGTCGGTAGTAGAAGTGCTGGAAAATTCCGAGGCGCAGAACGCATACGCGTTAGAGTACATGGAGAAAGTAAAAAACCAGGAAATAAAGCAGGGATAAGAAAGGAGCAGGCAGGATGATCACAGTTGTAGGAAGAAAGCTTATCATACCCGAAACAGATAAGCAAATAGGGACAACATATGATAATAACTCCGAAGTGCGTCATATACGAATTAACCGCATCACAACCGGAGGTGTCGACTTATCTAACCTTCGGTTCAAACTCGATTTGGAATATGCCGATACTACCACGGATACCTGCCTGCTTGCTGTTGAGGTGCAGGACGAGTACGTACTGCTGACCTGGACCATACCGGCCGCTTGTCTTACCCATAAGGGTACAGTGTGGATTGCCATTAGGGCATATGATGAAAATGGAACCGTCAAGTGGGCTACAAACAGAGGCGCAGTGTATGTGGGGCATACGATATTTGACGGGGAAGCATACAGCGGGCACCTGGCAGAGTTTGAACAGCTGGAAGAACGGATTACTCAGAAGATAGAGATCCTGGACACAAATGAGAGTGAGAGGCAGACAGCAGAGGAACAGCGTGAGGCGAATGAGGAAAGGCGTATCAACAATGAAGCTGAGTGGCAGAGGCAGGCAGAAGCTGCAATCAACACAGCTAATGAGACGTTGCGGGAGGCACAGGAACAGGCAGGAATAGCAACCCAGAAGGCAACGGAATCAACCCAGAAAGCCAAGGAAGCATCAGACAGCGCCACGGCAGCAGCAGGGAGTGCAGCCACTGCAAGCGAGAAGGAAGCAACGGCAACCCAGAAAGCCAAGGAAGCATCAGACAGTGCTACGGCGGCGGCAGGGAGTGCAGCCACTGCAAGCGAGAAGGAAGCAACGGCAACCCAGAAAGCCAAGGAAGCATCAGACAGTGCCACGGCGGCGGCAGGGAGTGCAGCCACTGCAAGCGAGAAGGAAGCAACGGCAACCCAGAAAGCCAAGGAAGCATCAGACAGTGCCACGGCGGCGGCAGGAAGCGCATCCATATCCAGTGAGAAGGCAGCTACAGCAACCCAGAAGGCAGGGGAGGCGGAGGCCAGTGCCACAGCGGCGGCCAGGAGCGCAGAACAGGCAGAACAGGCAGCAGGGTGTGACGGTACAGCAAAATCCATATCAGCAACAGATACGAATGGAATTGGGAGCACCACGGTACAAGGCCAACTGGATGCGCTCACGGCTCCTGTATTTGATGATACTGGAGTTGTAGCAGATATAACCGGTTTCCAGATATTTCTTGACAAATTGACCAGCGGAATGAAAATAAGGGATTTTTTCAGGAATTTAAAAGCCGGTCTGAAATTTGTCCTACATACTGGGCAGTTAGTCAATAACGGTCTGTGCAATGAGCCGGGAAAATACCCGCTGGACGCAGCATATGGAAGAACATTACTTGAGATGATTGGTAACACGGCGGACCTGCCTGGAGGAGCAGCGGATATAGTAAGTGCGATTGTCACTCAAAATAGCAATTTATCAGATAAAACGAATACCAGTGATTTTAATAATTTGAAAAAC